TTCTGGATCGCTGGGCTCGGTGTTCGGACCGTTAAACCCCAATCCCATCGCTGTCCCTCCCAGTTGATGGACCCGATGATCTTGCCAGCATCGCGGGACGTGACAATCATATTGTCCGGCTTATGGTTGAATCGGGTAAACCCTTTTTCATTGACGCCGATCGAATTTCGAATGGCATTCGCGGGTGCCTTTTTCAAGGTGTCCAGCTCTTTTTTGAGCGCCTTAAGCGCCAACACATCATTAGACTTCTCTAACCGTGCAATCTCTTTTACTAATCTTTTAATGTTCATATCAATCCCTTAATTGAATGAAGGCGCCCGAAGGCGCCTGAGGTTTATTTTTGGTTGAAAATCGGTGTCGCGTCGAACCATCCGGCTTCAATCGCTCTTAAAAAATCAGACTCATTTGGCCAAATCATATCGCCATCGACCAGCTCGCCCTTATCATTAAAGAGAATTGTGTAACCGTCCTCTGTCCTGTATCCAATCTTATCCATTGTTAGCACTCCGATTTGGGCGCCCGAAGGCGCCCGTTTGGTTTATAGATCGGCGAAATTGCCTTCTTCTAATTCTGCAAATGCATTGATTGCATCGGTGATTGATTCGTGAGAATCAAACCATTCTTTTAAGATTCGGCGCTGGCCGAGATCCATGTAGCAGAATGTCTCGTGCAATTTTTCCAACGATGATCTGACCGCGAATAATCGCGAATCAACGATACCGATCTCTTTGAACATATCCTTACTGTTTCCGTATTGCATATTAAACTTCCTTAATTGCTTTGATTAACTGTTATCCTTTATTGAATAACAGAGCTAAACAATAACAGATAATAGTACCAATGACAACATCCGAATCAACAACAAAGCAAAGTTTATGCATATATCTTTATCAATATGACACTTCAATGATGACTGAGCGGAGCGAAAAGATGCCAGCGCAAGCTGGCATGATCAACATGATCCTCTAACAATCGGCGGGTCCCTTTCGAAGATTTGGCGTTTTTTGAAAAGTCGTCGCTTGCGACCCCGTCCCCCCCTTTTGAGGGGGTAGCTTTTTGTTCTGTATATATATAACGTTCACCAGCCACAATTATGAAATTTTATGAAATGCCGCAACTAGGTCATATTGCTGAATCTGAGATGAAAGAGATCCTGATGCTTCAGGAACGGCTCAAGCTGATGGACTCTCAAGAAAAATGCAAAAGCTCTTTCATGGAGTACATCCGGTACATATGGCCGGGATTCATTGAGGGGGACCACCATCGAATTATTGCGGAAAAATTAACGGAAGTGGCCCAGGGAAAATGTAAGCGATTGATCGTAAACATGCCCCCCCGTCATACCAAATCTGAGTTTGCATCTGTTTACTTTCCGTCTTGGATCATGGGACTCAAGCCAGAAATGAAGATTATGCAGACGACTCACACTGCTGATCTGTCCATAAATTTTGGCCGAAAGGTCCGGAACCTTATGGACACCCCAGAATATAGTAATCTTTTTTCAGAAGTTTCTTTGGCCTCGGACTCAAAAAGTGCGGGTAAGTGGCAGACGAGTGCGGGGGGTGAATATTTTGCAGCGGGAGTCGGTGGTGCCATCGCGGGGCGGGGTGCAGATTTATTAATTATTGATGATCCGCATTCTGAGCAGGACGCGATGAGCGTGAACCTGTTGGATGCATGTTATGAGTGGTATACCTCGGGTCCCCGTCAGCGTCTTCAGCCAGGTGGGACCATTGTTATTGTGATGACCCGATGGTCCACATTGGATTTGACGGGTCGGTTATTGAAGCGGCAGACGGAAACGCATTCTGACCAGTGGGATATTATCGAGTTGCCTGCGATCTTTGAGGATTCTGGTAATGTTTTGTGGCCGGAGTTTTGGAAGCGTGAGGAATTGGAATCTGTTAAGGCGTCTATTCCGATTTCGAAGTGGAATGCTCAGTACCAGCAGAACCCGACATCTGAGGAAGGTGCGATTATTAAGCGGGAGTGGTGGAATATCTGGGAGAAGGATCAGCCGCCTAACTGTCATTATATTATTCAGAGTTACGATACGGCGTTTAGTAAGAGTCAGACTGCGGATTACAGTGCGATTACGACTTGGGGTGTTTTCACGCCGAGTGAGGGTGGTAGTGATGCGTTGATTCTGTTGGATGCTGACCGTGGCCGTTGGGATTTCCCCGAGTTAAAGCAGGTTGCTTTGGAGCGGTATAAGGAATATGAGCCGGATATGGTGCTTGTTGAGGCGCAGGCGAGTGGTACGCCGTTGACGCATGAGTTGAGGGCGATGGGCATACCTGTTGTGAACTACCGGCCTAGCCGTGGTAATGACAAGATGACACGGGTTCATGCTGTTAGCCCTGTATTTGAGTCTGGAATGGTATGGGCGCCTGACTTTGTTTTTGCGGAAGAGGTGATTGAGGAGTGTGCTGCTTTCCCGTTTGGCGAGAACGATGATTATGTAGACTCAACGACCCAAGCTATACTAAGATTCAGACAAGGTAACTTTATCAACCTTCATTCTGACGAGGCTGAAGAAGAAGTATACCGAGACAAACGCGCATATTATTAATCTTGAGATAAGGACACGATCATGGCAGCAGATCCAAGGGCGACAGCAAGAGTTAAAAAACGAAAAGAAGAAAAGCTTTCTCTGAACAAACCCAAGTACAAGATGGGTGATAATTTTGACAACACTTCTAGCTCCTCAAGAGCTGCCGCTATGGCTGATTCTTCTCTTTTTAAGCCTAAGAAAGACAATCCTAAGAAGCCGACTTACAAGAGTGATGATAGTTTCGACAACACTTCTAATAATTCTAGGACTGCTGCGCTTGATGCTGCTCTAAAAAAACCCAAGTCTTCCGCAAAAAGCATTACTGATGAAGAAATGGCTGATATTGATCGTCGAATTGCGGCAGTAATTAAGGCTCGGAAGAAGACGGATCCTAAGGTTGAGATCACCGATAAGGAGATCGAGGATATTGCCAAGAAGGCAACTGGTAAAGGTGTTGTTCCCAAGGTTGATACTAAGGGTAAGAAGCGCGGATTGATATTTGGAAAGGATGCAAAGTTCCGTCCTTTCGGTGGTGTTATTGCCCGAGCGTTGTTGGGTGATGATGAAAAATTTGGTGGTGAGCGCGGAATGATTGACTTTCTCCGAAACAAGAAGAAAGCTCCCGTAAAAAAACAAGCAGGCGGAATGATGAAAAATAAAGGTGCGGTAGGTATGTCTAAGCGAACAGCTCCAGGCGTTACAGGTGGTGGCTCACCTATTCGCGGCGGAACGAAGACGGTTCCACCAAAGACACGCGCTCAAAGCCGAGCTACTTTAAGTCCGGCCCAAAGACGGCTTCTTGATTCTGTTCAAGGACGGGAGGGCAGTAAGCAGTCTACGAGTGTTATCCAGGATCTTTCTGATAAGTACGGTTATGCGCCTGGCAAGCGAGCTGGCGCAAAAGGCGGCATGGGTAAAGGTAAAAGAGCAAAGCCACGCGGCATGAACATGGGTGGTGCAGTTGGTATGAAGCCGATTGACACAACAAAGCTTGGCGCTCTTCCTTCTGCTGCGACACAACAACGCGGCACTGCTTCTGGTCTAAGTGCTGCTCAACGCATGGCTTTGCTAAATGCTTCGGCAGGAAAAAGAGCACCTGTAGGACGATCCGGACCTCGAGAAGAAAAACTTGCTGCTGCTAAGAAGGCAATGGCCATGCGCGGTGCCGCAGGACGCCGGTCAGGTGGTAGTACGCCACGCGGCATGAACATGGGCGGTGCGGCCATGAAGAGCAAGATGGCTTCGAAAGGTGGCAAGATGGGCGGCAAGATGGCGCCTGGTTACAAGAACGGCGGCACTGTAAAGAAGAAGAGTGCTCGCGGGGTCGGTGCCGCTAAACGAGGGTTTGGCAGGGCTATGCGTTAAGCATGGCCTACCTCCAAAGCAACATTCCACACTTTAAGGCGTGGGTAAGAAGGGAATACACGGTTAATCATGAGCGATACCATGGCGAGTTTTTACACGCTATGGTTGTCGCCGTGACTACCATGCCTACTCGCTGTCTTTCGTTTCAAGTTATCTTTACTGGATGCGAAGCTAATGAAGATGAACCCAACGTACATGGAGGCGCCATGTGGGCAAGAATGCCCATTACCGCGCTGGTCGCTGATACGCCTTTTGAGGAATGGCCTGAGCCAATGCCTGTCTGGGCTGCTCAACCTTGGGATTGCAGTTCTCATACTCATGCTGTTTACGTCCTTGACCGTTGTACACCTTGTCCTTGGCTCGCTAAGATTGATGGTGAATTTTATCCTGCGAAATATCTTTTTACGGTAGACTACGCGGAGAATGAGATCGCTGATGATCCGGCACAGCATAAGCAGTCGCATGTACTTGAGTTGCTTGATGCTGGCGAATGGACTGGAAATATTGTAGCGTTACCAAACAACAGAGTTAGGGTGACGCACCCTGCTTGGTTTCAGACGGGTGAAGGTGCTCCGGACTTTAAGCCTTCACAGCATATTCATTACAGCAAGTCTGACCTAGATTACACGTTAGATGTAAATCAGGTGTTTGATAACTTGTATGCGGACAAGGAATAATTTATGAAGTCTAACTCTGATATGTACAAGAAGGTCATGCGCCTGCTTGAGGGCTCTGAAGATGAGTCTTTGCTTGAAGAGCTTCGAGAGAATGAGGGTGATCTTATGGATTACCTAACGGAAGAGATGCCTGAGAGAAAAAGTTCCGTTATGATCATGATCAAGAAGGGCAAGAAAGACGATGATCTTGAGGAAATGTTCCCAGAGAAAGACAATCCCCGTATGAAGTTTCCGGAATTCAAACGCGGCGGCGAAGTCAAAAAGAAAAAGCCCAAGATTACGTTCAAGAAGAAGAAGGGTTTTGGAACCAAGTGGGAAAACAAGTGGGGCTAATGAATGGCTATTGAACGCGGTGTCGATGACGTTGATATCAGTGAGCTAGATATCGAAGACAATTCGAAAGAGGTCCAGATTGATGTAGAGGATGAGTCTTTTGACGAGATCCTTGGCCCTGGTTTTGATGACGAAGAAGGTATAGAGACTCTTGAAGACGGCACCATGCTGATTGGCATGCCGCCTCCTGTGCAGATGGGAACGGACGTTGAAGACTTTTATGAAAACCTTGCTGAAGTTCTTGATCGTGCTGATTTAGGCCGAATCTACAATGATTGTGTTGCTGATTATAAGTCTGACTTGGCTTCTCGCCAAGAGTGGGAGAAGACTTACAAGGAAGGTTTAGAGTTCCTTGGTATGAAGTTTGAGGACAGGAGCGAGCCTTTTGAGGGTGCTTCTGGGATTGTTCATCCTTTGCTTGCTGAATCCGTCACGCAGTTCCAAGCGCAAGCTTATAAGGAAATGCTGCCGCCTGGGGGTCCTGTAAAGACTCAAGTCGTAGGAATGGGTACGCCACAGACTGACCTCCAGGCAGCGCGGGTACAGGAATACATGAATTACCAGATCACTCAGGTTATGCGCGAGTATGACCCTGAGACTGATCAGATGTTATTTTATCTCCCGCTGTCGGGTAGTGCATTCCGCAAGGTTCACTTTGATCAGACGCTTGATCGACCTGTATCGCGTTTTATTCCATCTGAAGACTTGGTTGTACCTTATGGCGCAACGAGCTTGGACAATGCTGTTCGGATTACGCACGTTGTTGATATGCCTATCAATGACGTTAAGAAGCTTCAAGCTGCTGGTTTTTACAAGAAGTCAAAGGCTGCTGAACGCTCATCTAGCTTTTTGAATGATAGTGAGATTGAGGAGGAGCTTGATGAACTCCAAGGCGTTAAGCCATCTGGCAATTCCAATTCTGACCAGTGTGAGATTCTTGAGATGCACGTTGATCTTGAGATCCCAGGGTATGAAGACCTTGATGCAGAGGGCGAAGAAACGGGCATTAAGCTCCCGTATATTGTCACCATTTCGCGGTCTCAGTCTCAAGTTCTATCCATTCGCAGAAACTACAATCAAGAAGATCCTATGCGTAAGCGCATTGATTATTTTGTTCAGTATAAGTTTCTACCTGGTGTGGGTTTTTACGGCTTCGGTCTAACGCATATGATCGGTGGTTTGTCCCGTGGGGCAACCTCTATTCTCCGGCAGTTGATTGATGCGGGAACTTTAGCGAATCTTCCTGCTGGTTTTAAAGCGCGTGGCATTCGTATTCGAGATGCGGATACGCCTTTACAGCCAGGCGAGTTCCGAGATATGGATGCACCGGGAGGCTCATTGCGTGATGCGCTAATGCCTCTGCCGTTTAAAGAGCCAAGCGCCACCCTCCTGAACCTGCTTGGCATGTTGGTTGATGCCGGTAAGCGGTTCGCCTCAATTGGTGATATGCAGGTAGGTGATGGTAATCAGGAAGCGCCGGTCGGGACAACGATTGCGTTGCTTGAGCGCGGTAGCCGCGTTATGAGCGCGATTCATAAGCGATTGCATTATTCGCAGCGTATTGAGTTTAACCTCCTTGCGAAGCTCTTTAAGGATTACTTGCCGCCTGCCTATCCATACATGATTGCTAATGGTAATCCTGGGATTAAGCAGCAGGACTTTGATGACCGAATAGATATCATTCCGGTCAGTGATCCCAACATTTTCTCTATGAGTCAGCGCGTTATGCTTGCTCAAGAAATGATGCAGATGGTCCAGTCTAATCCTGAGATCCATGGTCCGATGGGAATGTACAATGCTTATAAGCGCATGTACGAAGCGATGGGTGTTCAGCAGGTAGAGCAGATACTGCCACCACCTCCGCCTCCACCACAGCCTATGCCGATGGCACCTGCTATGGAGAATGCAAACTTCATGATGATGCAGCCTGCGACACCGTTCCCAGATCAGGACCATGAAGCGCATATTGAGTCGCACATTACGGTTTATAACTCTGCGGTTGTTAAGACAAACCCGCAGCTTCGCGCTATGATTCAAGCGCATGTTTACCAGCACATTGATCTCATGGCCAGACAGCAAGCGATGCAAGATCCAGAAGTACAGCAGATGCAACAACAAATGCAGATGATGGGGCCTCCTCCGGGTATGGGGCCTCCACCTTCGGGCGGACCCATGGGTGCTCCTCCAAGTGGTCCTCCAGGCGTCAACCCTTCAGCGATGCCTCCACAAGGAGGGGCTCCCATGGGACCCCCACCACCGATGGGACCACCTCCGATGGGAGGAATGCAACCACCTGGACCTCCGCCGCCTAACCCTATGCAGGCCATGATTGAGGCTAAAGTTGCACAGATTACCGTACAGTTGATGGAGAAAGTTGCTCCGATCTTTGAAGCAGAAGATTCCGACGACCCGCTTGTTGAGTTACGTCGAGAGGAACTTAACATTAAGTCTATGGACTTAGAGCGTAAGGCCAAGGAGGCTCAACAGCGATTTGGACTTGACGAGGAACGCATTGAGAAGGATTATTCAATGGATCAAGAGCGTATGGATCTACAGGCTGATATTGCTGACATGAAGAATAAGACTGCTCAAGATAGGCTAAAGCTTCAAGAGTCTATACAAATGGCTAACGTAGCTGAGAAAATGACCAAAAACATATTTGGGAACTAATCATGATTAAGAGAACAACAAGCTTTAAAGAGCCTAAAGTAGACAAAGGCGGATTCACTGTTAAGGATCAAGGCCGCGTTAAGTACGCGTCTATTGAATCTGTTGAGGCATCTGCTTCGCCTAAGCCTGGTATGGGCAAAGGTAAGTCTCGAGGCGGTGGTGCGGCACAACGAGGTACGAACTTCGAAGGCGTATTCTAATGAGCCAGTTTAGTCCTTTTGTTGTTCAACAAAATCTAAGTCCTTTAGAACGTATCCAAGAAAGTATCGATATGTTCGGTAGGGGCATTAGGATGCCTACAGAACAAGAAGGAATAGATTTTAATAAAAAAATTAAAGAACAAATTAGCGGATTAAGCGAAAGCGACAGAAATAGTTTTTACGATAAAAATCCTGGATATAATCCAGAATTTAAAGTGTTCAATCCACGCGGTACGGGCGGAGCTCTTGAAGGGTTTCCGAGAGGCCCTCAACAGCAAAATCCATACAATTCGTTAAAAAAACTTTTTGGCGGAAACCTTCAAAGAAATGGCGGTGGATTTGGCGGCGGTCTTCAAGATCTTTTTGGTCGCATAGGTCAACAAACTGGGCAAATGCGAGGTTCTCCAAACCCTCAGTACGAGGGTCGTAATTCCGATGGTTCTTCATTTAGATCGCAGTTTCCTATGGGGAATAACGAACCCGTACTAAGAGCTCAGCCAGCGATGATGGGGCCTCCTCCAGGATTGGCTCAATCTCCCATTCGCCCTCAAGGCGTTGCTGACTCCCAGTCCTTCCGGCAAAACCAAATGCGCGGGAATAATCCGCCTCAAGGGCGAGGAGAATTTTACCAACCTCCTGGAGCCTCGCAAGAGAACCTGAATGAACGGAAGGCAACGCAGTCCGGACTAAGCAAAGAGTTCTTAAGCGGTATATTTGGCGCCCAACGTCCGATGCCAAGTCAAATGCCATATCAAGATACGAGAGCTAGAATGCCTCAACAAAGGCCGCAACCTCAAGGGCCATTTGGCGGCGGTGGGCGACAAAGATTCCCACAGCCTCAACAGCCTCGAGGTCCTTTGTACGGACAGCAATATAACGGCGGCATGTACGGTCAGCAACCGCAACGACCACCCATGTATCCACAACCGCCGATGTACCCAAGACCACAACCGCAATATGGTGGTGGCATGTACGGCGGTGGTGGCATGTATGGCCAGCCCCAAAGACCTCCAATGTACGGTGGTGGATTCGGTGGTGGGATGGGCGGCGGAATGTACGGTGGTGGTATGTACGGTCAACCACCACAACAACAGTACGGCGGCGGTGGTATGGGCGGTGGTATGTACGGCGGTGGTATGGGCGGTGGTATGTACGGTCAGCCACAAATGCAACAACCGCAGTATGGCGGCGGGATGTACGGTGGCGGTTTTAATCAACAACAGCCGCAACAGCAGCAATCTTACAATCCTTACGCTCAACCAATAATGGGTGGAATGCCAAAATTTAATATGCAGGCGATGTACTAATGGCGGGAAGAAGAAAACAAGTAGGCAGAAGTAAGCCATCGTCCATAGAAAGAGAAACTGGGAATCCGGCATCTCGATCTGGAACATCTGCTATCTATGCTGCAATAGCAAAAAAGGCTCGAGAGAAAAAAGAAAAAGAAGCTAAGGCCAAAGCTGCAAAAGATAAAGCTGCAAAAGAGCTAAAGCAAAAAAACGCTCAGGCTGCTGAGGATAAAAGATTAAAGCTTGCCGCTCAAAAAGAAGCGAATGAGTTAGCTAGGGCAGAGGCCGAAGTTAATTCAAGAAAGCAAAGAGAAGATGCTTCAAGAAGAATGATACAAATGGCAGAAGCTTCTGCCAAAAAAGCAAGGGATAAAAAGGCTAAAGAAGCTGCTGACAAAAGGATTGCGGAAGCAAAGGCGAAAGCAGAAGAACTTGCCGCAAAAAGAGCTGAAGCAGAGAAGAGGCGTGCAGATAAAGAAGCTGCCGCTGCGAAAGCCTTAAAAGAAAGAGAAGCTAAAGCGGCTGCAGATAAAGCTGAATTAGCAGCGGCTAATAAAGCTGCTGAACAAGCTGGTATCAAGAAAGCTGCAAGATTAGAGCAAATACGAATTCTTGAGGAACGAGAGCTGTTTCGTCGTGGCGAGCAGCTACAAATAAGGCAACAAGAAGCGAAAAGAATAAGAGAAGCAAAAGCAGCCGCAGATGCAAAGAAAGCAGCCGATGCAAAGAAAGCAGCCGATGCAAAGAAAGCGGCAGATGCTAAAGCAGCAGCCGATGCTAAAGCAGCAGAAAAACCATTTAGCCTTAATGACTTAACGCCTAAACAACTTAATTACACTAAAGCATTGATGAGCAATCTCGGCATTACAGATGAAAGCGTCCTGTATCAAGTTGCAAGAAATCAATTTGGAACTGGCGAACAATTAGATTCTAACGCTATGAATCAAACCTTTGCTAGAAAGGACGGTAGAAGTTTATTAAGTGCAATTGGAGAAGTTGGTAAATTCCAAGATTATTCGCCTGAAGTTAAAACAGTAAACTTTACTGCTGACCAACTGGTTGACAAGTACAACAATTCTCCAGGTGCTCAAGACTTTAAACTAACCTCAAGCTACGATCCTAAGACTAACACCTTTATTGAAGATGTAAGTGCTTTTGGTTTTGAAGGAGATGCGGCTACTAACACCTATACTCCTGAAGAATTTATAGCAAAGCTTGGGTACAAAGGGGATGATTACAATCAATTTAATTTTTCTCAACCACAACAACAAGACCCAGAGCCCACACCTCCCACGCCTCCTGATATTTTAGACGGGCGCGGATTAACGGACATAATAAAAGAGGGTGAAGGACCTGCTCCAACGATCCCACCTATATTTGATGTTGATCCAAACATGAGCGAGCTTGATCGGTTAAAAAAAC